TACTTGAGTGCCCACGATGTGGAACCTGGGTCGGAGATAATCCGTCAGGTCTTTGGAGGCTAGAGAAGGGTTGTTACCAAACCTTCTGCTTCGTACAAACGTATCGTACGTAATCCCGTTTAGTTACATCAAACGAGTTACCAGTCGTTAGCACCCTTTTCTTATCCCACCGATAAGGCTTTTTCGTGTCACCGAAATCTACATTCCATTGGCGTGATTGCCGTTGGCGTATGAGATCAGAGACACTAGAAGCTAAATCGGATGATGGCGGTTTCAAATCGCACATCAATTTGCGGAAATAAAAATCGGTATTACGGTTGAACTTTCGTGCGGTAGGCCTTATTGCAAGGTGCCACCTGTCCTGTCCAACACCCTTAGGTTTCCTGTCAGAGAAGAGATACTGGTCGAGATTTTCACTAGGAGGTCCATATACATTCTTCATGCTTTTAGGCACGAGGCTGCGTATGTACTTCAGAGTTGAATCAAACCGGATATCCCATGACCATTCCAAACGATTTTGTAGTTCATACAAAGCGTTGTGTGCATAAAACAAATCGCACACATTGGAAATGGTCCTCTTCAAGAAAACAGGTCTAACATTGTACCGTAAGAACCAGTCGGATCCACAGGACTCTCTAAAGGGCCCTGTGGTAAACGATTTGTCTTTGTTTATTGCAAAACCGCAATATTCAAGCAAATCGATGACTGGAGGAGCCGCTGCTGAATCAATGACGATATCATCGCCATAAACAGCTAACTCTCTCTTACTCTTGATCCTGCGCAAAACGTGGCGGGAAACCGCCGCGAATATAACAGTTTCAAGTGCAAAGGTAAAACCGTTACCCATTGACGACATTTTGTCATAGGTTCGCTTAACCCCCTTTAACAGCCCTTTGGCTGAACGGAGGTCTAGCAATAGGTTGTACCAGGCCGGTGGAAGCAACAGCTCACATATCTTTAACGATATAGTGTCTGAAGCCGCCGATAGGTCAATAGTGGCATAACTGCCAAACATTGCACCTAACTTAGCTAAATGTTGATTCACTTCCTGGTCATTAAGGTCGATACCCCACTGCTGTTTTAAGGCAGTGCGGATTACTCGATCAACGCCCAATTGAAGGAAAACATTCATCAAAGGCTCAATTGCAATAGTCCGATCAATAATCGCGGACTTTGGTACAGTGGTAATACGATTAGCATCAACGATTGTAAATATGCGAGACCAAAAGTCTTTCATATCTACAGGCTGGAACCGGTTTCCACAACGGTTGCGATACCAGTCGTCAAGTGCCCCTATCCAACGGGGGTCACTTTCGATGATGCTCCGTGCATACGGAAGGGCGCTCTTAGTAACCGAGTAAGGAAGGCTACGCCACTTGAAATAACTAGTGGTTTCACCGTTCTTAAACAAAGGTCCTAGAGACGTCCCTGGTCCGTGGAACGCGCTAGCCTCAACACGTTCGATGTTCGGCTCGGCTCCAAGAAGAGATTCGATATCGTCACGCATGGATTGGAGACTGCCTCCCAAGATTGGGTGGAAAGTCTTATCCATAGTGACTAGTGCTTGGTAATTTTGGTTATTAAACCTAGCACATACACACTCAGCTTCCAAAAATTTCTGAAAAGCTGGTTGTGCGGTATCTATCCCTTTAAAAGGGAATTTCTTCAAAAAAGCACCTAGCTGGTACTGTATAAAGAATGCATAAGCATCCGATACACTAGTAACAGACCGCGACGAGATTATACTCTGTGTTCTCAAATCGCCGGCTAATGAAGATACTTTCTCATCATCACGTGAACGAACTATTTGCTTCGCGACTTGAATGTCCGCTAACAAACTTTTGTTCATAACGCTAGATGGGTCAGACTCCATTATGCCTCTTTCTAGGTCCGTAATCACCTTCCCAAAGATCTTGTATTCTAAGTCCTTGGGTAGACATAGTTTTTTAACTATGTCCCTATCGCCCTTTTTCACATATTTCATGGAAAAGGCCTCCTACGTTTAAAGATATACGATTTGCTCAGCACCAAAAACAGAACTGGATATAATCCAGAAATGTCAGGAAGCTGATAAGGAGTTCCAGTAAGTATTGACAGAAAACGTCCATACGCTAGACTTCCAATAGCTCAGATGATCGAGCCATCAACAAATCATTATCAATTGCTGCTACCAGTCGTTGGCGAAGTGCCATACACTGGGCAGCCGTAGCACCAACAGGTATCGAGTAATTCACGCCACCAATTAAGGGGGCTGTGTTACTTGTGGTTTCATCCACGCCGGGTACCTGAATGTCTTCTGTACACTTTATTGAGGATTTTGCAACCCCCTTAAAGTTCCCAGAAATGGTGGGGAAATTTCGAGCAAAGGTCATGATGTTACGAGTTTGTAACGCATGCCCTGGTCCAATGTAAACAGACCGATCTTGAAATTCCTGATAACGGGTGAAAATTTCATCTACAGTTGTGCTGTCGTTAAGTACATCCACGGGTAGTGTAATAGTGTTATCTAACATTATTAATTTGCCTCCTTAGGCGTTGCAACTACTTCTTTATTCCCCGGTAGATTGATCGGGCAATAGTTGCTAAATCTACACATTTCGCCCAGTCCAAATTCAATTGGAAGGGCGGGTACAAAGGACGGGACGGCTCCTTTTGGCGCCGAACTATCGTTTGTGTGGAACGCTCGAAGCCCTGTTGCTCGCTGGTCACACCTAGGTGCGTCCAGCCAGGACCATCTGCCACGGCATAATCAGAGTACACACGTGTTGTTGTAATTGTGTGTTCCTCTGTACACCATGACGTGAGCGGTGAGAGTGCCGCCGACGGGGTAAATGAAGCAATAACATTACCCAAATTAAAGAACCAGTCTAGCATGAATGACAACTTCGTCAGTTCATAGATAGATTCTATAGGCTTGTCAAACCCTAATGCATTTGCCCAACCAGCACAAGAGAGGTCGTAAGAATATAAGACCCCTGCTCGGTAGGAGGAGGTACGTGTAACGGTTTCCACCATGGCAGCAGTACGATCCGCCGTCATGTTGACTCTGGCTGAATCAGAAGTATCACTACTTTCAGATTCGTAAAAACCACGAGCTGTGTTCCTAACAGCACCGTCATTTAAACCTTCTAAGAGTGCAGCTATTTGAGCTGCCTCAAAGATCAGAGGCCGTACAGCGTAGCGAGCTTCCAGCCAAAAATCGGCATAGTAATCTGCACGTTGAGTCTTTGTCATGCGGCGTTGTTTGCGCGCATGTCTGACTTGACGTCCATTGATCGCTTTGAGAATAGGGATAGCCCGTCGATATAACGACGCAAGCCATCTCACAGTCTCAGGAAGTTCACCCAACGATGCTAAGGCGAGCATTTCCGATTCATCAACATTAGCCCAAGCTTGGGTTATGGCGATGCCTCGTTCACTCGCGAATGGGTCCAACAGATTAGACAAATCTGTCATACCATTGATCGTGTCCAACAGGAACGGAACATGCTTCAAACTGGTGAAGGCATAGCCATACCCAGTTTCAAACGTGTTCGACTCATGAGCCCAATCTTCAACGAAGGTTAGGGCCGTTTGTCTGTATTCCAGTCTTTCTTGGATCATAGGTGAGTTAGTAATTCCACCTAGTGCGGAGTCCTTCTTAAACGAAGGAGTACTCACATCTAACATTCCATCGTAGCTTCGAGAACCAATGTACGGAACTTCTGTACCTTCAACCGGGCACTTGTTAGCAAGAGAGTGATTACTCTCGTGGCAACAAAATGTATGATTGAAGTGGGACATAACTTCCGAATTGATTCGATCTCGATATCGCACAGTTCACCTCTCATGTGAGAGGATGATAAGAACTGTGCTCCTTTATCAACGCTTCTCTCACAAAGCATCTTACAGGGCTGCTTTAATCGGACTATCCGATTTCGCAGACTTTGTTATGTGGCGTTTGCAGAGCTTAAAGCTCCGAGCGGGAC